GGGCTTCGATGCTTTCACTTCGATCTGGCGCGGGGCGCACCCCACCAGCGGCGATGCGATTGGCAGAAGCAAAGCGGCGAGCAGCATCAGCCGCGCGTTCCAGATCCTGATCATGGGAAACATCGCTCCTTTTCGCGTTGTCGGCGCTATTCCGCTCCTGGTCTTCTCGCGCTGCCTGGGCCAGCGCGTCGGCCTCACTCACGGCTGCCATGATCAGGGACCGGCCCTCCTGGCACTGCGCCAGCCTGTTGATGAGGCTGCGGTTCTCGAGCTTGAGGCCGGCGCTCCATCCCGCAATGAACACCAGGGCGAGCAGGAGCCCGCGTTGCCTTAGGAAGTGCAGGATCACAGCCAAACCTCCAGCAGTTGGTCGATCAAAGCGAACAGAGCCCCGCCACCGACCGCTAGTGCGCAATAAAACGGTTCGCCCATGTCAGGCCTCGTTCACGGAAAGTGCGCCTGCGGCGGCCAACTCGAACCGGCGCACGCTTGCCGGCGGAACGGAGTATTCCGGGCGCCGCACGGCGATGCAGCGTTCCTTGCGGATGCGCGTGATGGTCACCGCATTGCCTTGGTTACCGCCCAGCACGTGGAATGCGGTCCTGTCCTCGCCGATATAGAAGCCGACGTGACCTCCGCCGCCGGGGCGCTGAAACACCAGCACATCGCCCAACGCGGCCTTTACGACCGGGGAGCCAAACTTGGCCCAGTTGCGGGCCCAGAGCGGACTTTCAGGAACACTCTTGCCTGCGCGATGCGCTGCGATCGCAGCGAACAGTCCGCACCACGGAATATCATCGTCCGAATAGCCGGCAATCATTACGCCCGCTGCATTGAGCTCATCGCGCCAGCTCAGGATTGTGGCGTTGGAGCCCTTTCCAACAACTTCGGCAATGCCATGCAGGCGCATCGCTTCCACGATCGTGCGCGGAAGCTGGCCGACACTTGCCAGCCATTCATAGCCTTTCGGAAATTCTGCCGGGATGGGCATCTGCGAGGCACCTTTCGTCTTGCCGAAAGGGTGCCTCGCGCGCGCGCGGAAATCATGAGACAGCCGTTGTCAGGCGGCCCTGCACAACGAAACGTCCCACAATTCTGTTTGGCGTAATCGCGCTCGCGAGGTCGAGCCGCAGCGGGCTTGCCAACGGCCCAGGTGAAGCGATCATGCCACGAGGATTTTTGCAGCTATCAGCGCGTCGGTGACCGCCTTCATCCGTTGAGTATCGTTCTGCAAGGCCAGCTCGACGGCTGCGAGACGGGTCGCCATCGCATCCAGTTCAGCTTCCGAATAGGTTGCCCCAAACGGCAACGTCGTCCCGGCAGTGTAGGTTGCATTGGCCGTTTTCTTGGCCGTACCCGTATCGGCGGACCATCCGGCACTCACGGCGATGGCGGGGTTGTCTTCCACCCACACCGTATCGCCATCGCAGCAGATGGTCCGCGACACACCGGCGGGAACCGTGACCGCGCTACCCGCCGCGGAGAGTACGTCCGAACCATCGCGCTTGTAATACTGGATCGAAAGCGATTGGCTGTCAGTCGTCAGGTTGACGATCTGCTGCCGCATTATGTCGGTGTTCACCCGCTCGGCGGCGCGCTGAAAGTTTGCACAGGGCAACTGGAAGGTTTTTACACTTCCCGCAGCCCCAGTGAAAACGACGATCGGGGCGGCAGCCTGGTCATTGTCTCGGAATGCGGCCGCCCCGCTCGCAGCGTCGAGTCTGACCGCGCCCTTTCGGGTATCGTAGATGGGCCCTCCGAACGACTGCACCTTGTTATCGGCGTTCGTGGTCTTCTGATAAAGCCCCGGAACGTTGCGGAACTGGAAGAAGTGCCGATACTTGTTGTAAATCATGAACGCGATGGCCCTGTTTGCCTGCGCGTTCTGGTGGATGCCGTCGGTGTCAAAATCGGGTGGCAGCAGACCGGTATCGATGGCATCCCGCATGATTTCGGTACGGTCGATCACGTTGCGATACGTCGCCTTGATATAGGCGGATTCCGCAGCCAGATCGGCTGCGCCGTTGGTGTAATCGAACACCGAACGCGGCTGAATGGTCATCCAGATGATTTCATCAGCCGACCACCCGGCAGCCAGTGCCTTGGCGTAGATGCTGGCCCAGCTCGCCCGGTAGGCCGCACTGCTGAAACCGGCGCGGAAGTCGTTAACATTCGGGCACAGAACGATATACTTCGAATGTTCACGCAGCGGCGCAACGTCCGCGTTGAACCGGGCATCAATCTGCGCAACGTCCTGCCCACCGATGCTGGCCGGAAAGATCGGAGCGCACAGCAAGCCTTCCAACCAGCGCGACCATCCCCGGCCCTGCGTCCAGTGGTCCTTCCCGTTGCCAGTTCCGCCGCCGGAAACGTCAATTGACGTGCCGAGCGTGACAATGCCGACCTTCTCGGTTTGATCAGGTGCGCGCTCAATCTGCAGGCCGCCAAGCCACAGCTCCGGCGTGACAATGCTTCCGCCAAGGCCGAATCCGCCAAAGATCCAGCGCAGTTCGGCGGCGCTTTCTGCTTGGCCGCTCCATGCTACGGTCGGGTCGGAAATGGCCTTTACCGTGTTGGCCGTGGCACCGCCCTGGATGATTGCCCACACCCGGCGCGGGGTCGGGAATGCCAGCTTTGCACCATGCCCATAGGTTGAGCTATTGGGGTGGGCCTGCATCCAGAAGAACTGGTTCGGCGCCTCAAGCCCCTGGTTGTCCAAAACAGGGCGTGCTGCCGCCACCCACATGCTCGCGATGTAAAGTGCGCCGTTTTCCAGGTCAAAGTCTGCATTGCGAAGGTCGCGGATACCGCCGGCAAAATTGATGGTATGAAGGCGCTGCAGCTTAACGCCGTTCCAGTGCATCACTTCGCTGCCAAGGGTGCTGTCCTTGGCGTAGTGAGGGTCCGACAAGTCTTCGCTGGTGCTGTTGAAGTTCACCTGCCGCCCAAGGATCGGCAGGCGCTCAATGGCAGGATCGAACCTGTCTTCTGCGCTCGGCCATGCTTCTAACACCCGGCGGTAAGCCGCGTTGATCGCCTGCCGCTCTTTGGTAGAGAGGTTGGAACGAACCCATGCGCCGTTGACAGCCGTGTTGGGACTGAAAGCGAAGTGCTCACCTGGATCGGCTAGCGCACGCTGGCGATTGTATGTCGCATCCCACGTGTACCAGCCTTCCCGGCCAGCATCAGTACGATAGACTGTGGGGAAGCTGACAGGTGCCAAGGTCTTGAGGTAAGCCGCGGGGCCATTCCCAACGCCCTCAACCGCCAGTGCTGCCGCAATGCCATCGAATGATGCATCGGCCGCCGCCGCTGATGCGACCGCCGTACCCGCTGCGGTCTGCGCAGCATTGACGAAGGGCTGCGCCACTTCCTCTACGACTGCCCCGATCGTTGACTGCCGCGCTTCGCCACCCTGCACCACGATCACAGGCTCGGCGCCCGAAAGCGGCCCGGCAAACGGCAATTCCGTAATCTTCGACATTGATCAAGCCTCCTCGGTCTTGGCGCCCAGGGCGCCAAGCGCAAATTTGTTGGCCACACCGGCCGCAACTTCATCGACGCGGGCCAACGTGGCGGCGCGATCATGCTTGCCGTCCTCGCCGATCACGGCGTTGACGCTGCGCGAGTGGGTCTTGCCGTCCTGCTCGAAGGTAACCGGCACGGTGCCGGTGGCGGCATCGAAGCGGCCCACGGTGATCTTCATGGCTTCGCTCATGGTCACTTGCCCTTGGTCTGGATGAAGACGCGCGCGGTGAAGTTCTCCGCGCTGTAGATTTCGATGGTGGTGGGAGGTCCGAGCGTGATCACGCCGACGCCAGTGTTCTCGGAGTTGTTGTCGTCACCCGGCTGCACCGAGACGGCGAGAGCCGGTACGATCCATTCGGTGTGTGCGATCGGCACGTCGTACCAGGCCGAGGCATTCGCTCCGCAATCGACCCAGCCCCAGGTCTCCTTGAACCCGTCAGAGTACTCAATGTAACCGCCATTCGCGGCGATGTTCGAGGAGACGACGCGGCGAAAGGCGGCAGCATGGTGCCCATCGACAGTGTCTGCGTCGACACCAGAGCCCGCACCGTCGACGGTCAGCAGCTTGGCCAGCACATCGGCTGCCGTGTAGGCTGCGGCATTGAGCGGCGTGTAGCCGAGCCTGGCCGCGATGTCGGCGTACCACGCCCCGTGCTGTCCATCGAGCTGGTCGGCATCGAGGCCGGAGCCTGCACCGTCCAAGCCCAACAGCCATGCGAGGAGCACTGCCTTGGCGCGCCCCGGGGTCAGCGCACGCAGAAGATCGGTCCCGGCCTGCGCCTCTTCGAGCGTTGCGAGCTCGATCAGCCCGCGCATGTCCTCAGTGGCCGGCGGATTGGTGAAGATCGGATCGCCGAACGCGATTGATGCGGCAAGGTCAGCCGACCAGGCGATGTCGAAGCTCACCATCGCGAACGCAACAGCCGCCTTGTTGATGATGGTCGAGGGCGCGCTGTAGACGGCGAACAAGGTGCCGTCTGCCAGCCAGAGGCCGAGGCCGGTGGCATTCCACACGTCCGAGCTGGTGTCGTAAGCGGTCATGTGCGTAATGTTGGCAGCAGCTGCGGTGCCTGAGATGGCGGCGATGCGCTTGAATTCCCCAGGCAAGGCCGTGAGTGTGGGCGCGACATCGAAGGGGGTAGCAGTCAGCCCCAGCTCGGCAATCGTCACCGGATCGGCGCCCGATGCGCCTTGCACGGCGGCAAGGCCCGCGTTGGTAAGCGAGAGGACAAGTCCGGGCATCACTCGGTCTCCAGAAAGTCAGTGCCGTCCTCGGTGCGGATCGGTTCGCCGTCCTCGGTCTGCAGGACGATGTCCCAGTCGCGGCTCTCGTCGATTTCGGCGGAATAGTCAGCGCGTGAAGCCGTCCCCGTCATGAAGCCGCCGGCCATCCACAGCGTGGCTTGCGCCTCCAAGGCGAAGACGAAATCGAAGTGGCTGCGCAGCGGCTTCGCGGCTGCCACGTCGCGGATGATGGCTTCGGCCGTCTCGGTGGTAAGGAAGCTGGCATCGATACCGCCGGGACCTGCCGAGGCGCGGACCTCAAAAGTGTGCGGTGAACGGCGCGGGTTGGCTTCCCACCATTCGACGATCGAGAGCAGCGGATGGAACCGCGCGAGGATCTGTTCGACGGCGGCACGAGTGCCCTTGATCTGGTGGAACGGGATTGCACCGGCCACCGCTGCGCGCTTCTGCGCTTCGGACCAGGTGGAATCCCAGTGGCTGATGGCAAGGCCCCATGCGAGGAACGGCAGTACGTCTGGCGGGCAGGTTTCCGGGTTCCACAAGGTCCCCACTGCAGACAGGTCGATCCCGGCACGCATCACCTGCTCGAGCGCGCGTTCGGCCCCGGTGGCGTTGGGAGGCAGAAGACTGGTCACGAGATCACCGTCCCGGCGATCGTGACGCTTTCAGCCGTGACCGAGGCGATCTCGCTTTGATCGATGACGATATCGGCCACCGGAGAGAGCAGTTCGACCTTCTGGACGTTGGCAACATGGAGCGCAGCGATCAGGGCAGAGCGTGTCACGTCGCGGCCGAGCTTGCGCGCAGCGGCGAGGTGAGCTGCGAGGCTTGCTTGCGCGGTCTGCAGGATGAGTGCCTGGTCAGGCCCGGCAAACACAGTGAGCTGCGCCTCGATCGCGAAGGGCACGAGCGTGGCGGGCTGGACGATCACTTCGTCGGTGAGCGGGCGCACCGGCCCGGTCAGGACATTGCGCACCGCATTGAGTACACCCGCATTCGGCACGCCATTGCCAGAGGCGGCAAGCACCGTGACCACCACTTGCCCCGGCGTCGGGCTCACTGCGGTCGCGTCTGCTACGTCCGGATCGGCTGAGCGCGCCCAGTAAACATAGGCGAGTTCGGGCCCTGCAACCGAGAAACTGTGCGGCGCGAGCTGCACGCGCTGGCGCAGGGCGGTGTCGCTCTCTCCAGGCAACCGCTCCACGCCGTAGAGTGCAGCCAGGTGATCGAGGCGCGGCCCGGTCGCAAAGGCGATCAACAAGCCCCGTGCTGCATCGGCAAAGGCCTGCGCCAGAACCGTCTCGTCATAGCTGTCGGCTTCAAGCAGCTTCATCGCCGGGTCACTTTCGACCAGTGCGGTGAACTCGGGCGCTTGGGCGATCAGGCTCGCGAGCTTGGCGGCGAGACGCGTCTCGTAGGAAGGCTGCTCGACCACGTCCGGCGCGGGCAGCGTGGAGAGATCGACGGATGGGCCGGTGGCGATGGAACTGACCATGACGCTTGTGTTCGGCAAAGCACGGCAATCCCGCCACCCGCGCGCGTTGTGAGGCGGGAGCTTACAACGCAGCAGGGTGGCGCGAGGCGATGCGGGCGGCATGTTTGCCGCCATGCCCAGAACGCCAGAAGATGCCCCGACCGATGTTGACGCCCTGATCCGCGTCGGCATTGTCGCGTCGGTCGATCTGCAAGGTGGAACCTGCACCGTTCGCCTCGATGATCCGGAAAGCGGGGGCGACGATGCCGTTACCCCGCCAGTGCGCTGGCTGCATCCCCGCATGGGTGAAACCCGCGCTTGGCTCCCGCCTGCGGTGGGTGAACAGGGGCTGCTGTTCTGCCCCGGTGGCGAACTGGGCGCCGGGGTCTTCGTTGGCGGGCTTCATTCCAACGCCACCCCCCCGCCGATCGATGAACCGGTCGCCTTGCTGCGCTTCAATGATGGCGCGGTGCTTTCTTACGATCCCGACGCGCACGAGCTGCTGATGCAGCTGCCGTCGGGCGCAACCACCGTGCTCGTCAGCGATGGCGGGGTGGATATCCAGGGTGATGTCTCGATCACCGGCACCCTCACCGCCAGCGAGGACGTGATCGGCGGCGGCAAGAGCTTGAAGAGCCATCGCCACAGCGGCGTCTCAGCAGGCGGAAGCCAGACCGGAACCCCAGTATGACCAGCCTGACGGGCATGTCCCGCACCAGCGGCGTTGCGATCTCGGGCGACGAGCACCTTGCCCAGTCGATCGCCGACATCATCACCACGCCATTGGGCAGTCGCACCATGCGCCGCGATTACGGTTGCCTGCTGTTCGAACTGCTCGACCGTCCGCTCGGCCCTGCGACCATGCTGCTCTGCTCGATGGCCATTGCCATCGCGCTCGCGCGCTGGGAGCCGCGCATCGAGCTGAAGACGGTGCGCATCGAGGGCGAGTTCGCCAGCGGACAGGCCAGCGTCACGATCGAAGGCACCCGCACCGGCTCCACCGCAAACACCCTGACCCGCCTGTCCATCCCCATCGCCAGAAGGACTTAATCTCATGCACGGTATCAAGACCAACGTGCTCACCGAAGGCACCCGCACGATTGCTGCCGTTGCCAGCGGCGTTATCGGCCTTGTCTGCACTGCCACTGCCGCCGCCGGTGCGGCGGCCGACGCACTCAACGCCGCCTTCCCGCTCGATACGCCCGTCTTGGTGACCGATGTGCGCAAGGCGATCGGTCAGGCCGGCACCGGCGGTACGCTGCTGCCTTCACTCGAGGCGATCTATGACCAGTGCAGCCCGATCGTGATCGTGGTGCGCGTCGCTGTAGACGCCGAAGACCAGGATGCCGCCGTGATCGGTGCGCCAGGCGATTATTCGGGCATCTACGCTCTGCTCGCCGCCGAAAGCGTGACCGGTTACCGCCCCCGCGTGATCGGCGCACCGGCGCTGGATACGCAGGCCGTTACCACTGCCCTTGCCACCGTGGCGAGAAAGCTGCGCGCCATGGTCTATGCCGCTGCACAAGGCGACACCGTGGCCGAGGCCGTCACCTATCGCGAGAACTTCGCTGCGCGCGAGCTGATGCTGCTCTGGCCAAACTGGTCAAATGAGTTTTCGGGGGATGCAGTGGCGCGCGCATTGGGCCTGCGGGCCAAGATCGACGAGGAAACGGGCTGGCACAAGACGATCAGCAACGTCGCGGTCGGCGGCGTCACGGGCATATCGCAGAGCCTGTTCTTCGATATCCAGGACCCGACCACCGACGTTGCCGCGCTCAACGATGCGCAGGTCACCACGCTGGTGCGCAGCCCATCGGGCGGGTTCATCTACTGGGGCAACCGCACCTGCAGCGACGAGCCTCTCTTCGCCTTCGAAAGCGCGGTGCGAACCTCGCAGATCCTGCAGGACGAAATTGCCGCAGGCCTGATCTGGGCCTCGGACAAGCCGCTCACCGCATTCCTCGTGAAAGACGTGCTCGAGACGATCAACGCGCGCATCCGCGGCCTGGTGGTGCAGCAGCGGCTGATCGGCGGGCGGGCATGGTTCGATCCGGCGCTCAATGCGCAGGCCGATCTCGCCGCCGGCAAGCTGGTGATCGATTACGAGTTCACCCCCGCAGCCCCGCTCGAAGGCCTTGAGCTCAACCAGCGCATCACCGACAAGTACTACGCGGACCTCTCCGCGCAGCTTGCCGCCTGACAGCCCCTCTAGCGGAGACAACCCATGGGTTTCCCTTCCAAGCTCAAGGACATGAACTTTTTCGAGGACGGCACCAGCTTCAAGGGTCAGATCCCCGAGATCACCCTGCCCAAGCTGACCATGAAGCTCGAGGACTATCGCGCCGGCGGCATGCTCGGCCCCGTGCCGATCGACTTCGGCCTCGAAAAGATCGAGCTCGAGTTCAAGGCGGGCGGCCTGGTGCGCGAACTGTTCCGCAACTTTGGCGCGACCTCGCTCTCCTCGAATCTCAATCGCTTCGCCGGGGCCTATCAGGACGATTCCACCGGCGCTGTTGTCGCCTGCGAGATCGTCACGCGCGGCCGCACCGCCGAGATCGACATGGGCACCGCCAAGCCGGGTGACGATACCGAGCAGACCTTCAAGACCACCTGCAGCTACTACAAGCTGACCGTGGACGGCGAGGACTGGATCGAGGTCGACATGCTCGGCGGCACGTTCATCGTCTTCGGGCAGGACCGCCGCGCCGAAATCCGCGCCGCGATTGGCGCGTAACGAACTTCCGGCCGGCGGTCAGCGGGGGCCGTCGGTCGGGAGATGAAGAGACCCCGCGCAATCTGAGGGACCCCGCACATGTCCGAAGCCGAAGCCAAGCCCGAAACCGCCCCTGCCGGGCAGACCGTCAAGATCACGCTCTCCAACCCGATCGTGCGCAAGGGCGGCGACATCACCGAGATCAGCCTGCGCAAGCCCAAGGCGAGCGACATGCGAGGGCTCAAGATCGAGGACCTGTTCTCGACCGACGTCAACTCGCTGCTGGTGCTGCTGCCGCGCATTACCGCGCCATCGCTGATCGCCGCAGAGATCGAGAACATGGAAGCCGAAGACCTGATCGAGCTGGCCGGTGCCGTGAAGGGTTTTTTTATGAGCGCCGAGATGAAGGCAGCGATCAGCAAGGCCTTTGGCGGAGCGTAGACTTTGGCGAACTGGGCGAGGTCCTGGCCGATATCGCCGCGGTGTTTCACTGGCCGCTGGCCGAGCTGCTGGCGATGGACATCGAGGAACTGATCTACTGGCAGGGCCTTGCCGTGGCCCGGATACCGAAGGTGTAACGCTGTGGCCGACAACAAGCTGAACCTGCTGGTCAAGTTCACCGGGATCGACAAGCTCTCGGGCGGGCTTCGCAACATCGTCGGCGCCAGCAAGGCCAGCACGCAATCGCTGCGCACCATGCGCGCCGAGGTGCGCGAGAACGAGAAGGAACTGAAGCGCGTGCGCGAGCTGCTCAAAGGCGGCTCGACCAGCATGGGCCTCGTCCTGGCAGAGCAGTCACTTTCGCGCGCGATTGCCGAAACCAACCAGAAG